ATGTATAATTGTTCTTACCTACCTGTCGATGACCCTAAGTCCTTCGATGAGGCTATGTTTATCTTGCTCTGTGGTACTGGTGTAGGCTTCAGTGTTGAGCGACAGTTCGTACAAAAGCTACCAGATATACCTGAGTTGTACGATAGCGACACAATGATAGTTGTAAAAGACAGCAAGGAAGGTTGGGCTAAAGCATTCAGACAACTACTAGCATTGCTGTGGGCAGGAGAGATACCTAAGTGGGATGTATCAGCAGTACGCCCTGCAGGTTCTAGGCTTAAAACATTTGGTGGTAGAGCCAGTGGCCCTGCTCCTTTGATTGATCTGTTTAACTTCTCTATAAAGATATTCAAGGATGCACAAGGGCGTAAGCTTTCGTCAGTAGAGTGCCATGACATTATGTGTAAGATTGGTGAGGTAGTAGTTGTAGGTGGTGTCAGACGTAGTGCTATGATCTCTTTGTCTAACCTGAGTGATGATCGTATGCGTCATGCTAAGTCAGGTAAGTGGTGGGATAACGAACCGCAACGTGCATTAGCTAATAACTCTGTGTCCTATACAGAGAAACCAGATGCTATATCTTTTATGAGAGAATGGATGGCATTAGTAGAGTCAGGGAGTGGTGAACGTGGGATATTCAATCGTGAAGCTAGTAAGAAGCAAGCTGCAAAGTATGGTAGGCGTGACCCTAACTATGAGTTTGGTACTAACCCCTGCTCAGAAATTATATTACGGCCTTATCAGTTCTGCAATCTCACTGAGGTTGTGGTTAGAGCTACAGATACATATGATGATCTGGCACGTAAAGTTAAGTTGGCAACAATTCTTGGAACTATTCAGGCTACCTTCACTAAGTTTCCATATCTGCGAAAAGTGTGGCAACGAAATACCGAAGAAGAACGACTGTTGGGTGTGTCACTCACTGGAATAATGGACAACTCATTAATGACTACAAAGAATAAAGGATTGGAAAAGACACTTGCAAACCTACGCTCTGTTGCAGAGGAGACTAACCGTAAGTATGCTGACCTACTTGGTATAGCTCAGTCTGTCTCCATAACTTGTGTCAAACCTTCTGGAACTGTCTCACAACTTGTTGACTCAGCTAGTGGTATCCACTCTAGGCATTCTCCTTACTATGTTAGAACAGTAAGAGGTGATAACAGAGATCCTCTAACACAGTTTATGATGGGCCAAGGAATACCTAGTGAGCCTTGTGTTATGAAGGGAGATACTACAACTGTATTTAGTTTTCCAATCAAAGCACCTAAAGGTTCAGTTGTTACCTCAGATCAAACTGCAATCGAACAACTAGAGATGTGGTTAATCTATCAACGTAACTGGTGTGAACATAAACCAAGTGTTACTATCAATGTTAAAAAGAATGAGTGGTTTGAAGTCGGAGCTTTTGTTTATGATTACTTTGATGAAATGTCAGGTGTATCCTTCTTACCATACGAAGAGCACACGTATCAGCAAGCACCTTACCAAGATTGTTCTAACGAAGAGTACAAAGAACTGCTAAAACAAATGCCTAAGAAGATCGACTGGTCTAGGCTTGGTGAGTACGAACAAGAAGATAACACTGTAGCTATGCAGACAATGGCTTGCTCTGGAGATGTTTGTGAAGTTGTAGATATAGGTTAGGGTTGACTTTTATTTAAAAAGGAAGTATCATTATGAGTAATACTTGTGAACATTGTGGATACTTACTAGACGATGATGATCACTGTTATGAGTGTGAACAAAGGCGTGAAGACATTACTAATTTAATAGACTTAGCAGGGAGAAAAGAGATAATGGAAAAGAAGAAGTACGACTCAGTAGAAAAACCTATACACTACAATGCAGGTGGTATCGAAGCTATTGATGCTATCCTGGCTGCAACAAATGATTTAAGTGAAGGGTATCTACAAGGTAACATTCTTAAATATGTATGGAGATATAGATATAAAAATGGTATAGAAGATTTAAAGAAAGCACGTTGGTATTTAAATAAGTTAATTGAAATCAATGAACATAAATAAAAAAAGAAAAACCCTTGAGCAAGAAGCCCAAGAGTTCCTAATGAAAGACAAAGAGATTATTCCCCAAGGGTCTATAAAGCTTGGGGATTACTTTGCTGGATGCGCTCTGTCTGGTTTGATTGCATCTGGCAAGTACCTACGATCTGACGAGATTGTGGATGAAGCTTACAAGTATCGAGACAGGATGCTTAAAGCCAATAAATAATAACACTCCCACAAACTAAACCCCTAGCTGATCACTAGGGGTTTTTCTTTTAGTAAGGTTCGTTAGGTTGTACCTGAGGTACAATACTTAAGAGCCTAAGTCTTCTGTTTATTTCCTGCTCAACAGTCTCAGAAGAGGATATCATATCGTCTGCACTTTCGTACCCCATCTTCATAGCAGCAGCATCAAATACTTCAGCCCCTTCTCTTCTTTTAATTATAGTGTAGTTGTTTCTTATAAATCCTCTAGCTTGTAAAGGATTAGTAGCAACATATGCATTAAACATATTTTCTACACGTTCACGCTCTTGGTTTATACGCTTCTTAATCCACCCTTCTAACACATCTTTCTTTTCTTTAGAGGATATTCTGGGATCAACTACAATCTCATTGTAAGTCATAGTACCAAATCTTTTAGAGGCTGAGGCATTCTCACGCCAGTTTGAAAACTCTTCAGATAAACTTGGCTCACCTGTCTCTGGTATACCTTTAGCTAGTCTCTGTCTTAGTATTAGATCAATGTTAGCGTTTGGAACATTTCTTTTACTGTAGATCTCATAATCTTTTAACTGCATCTTGTTCATCTCTTCTTCAAGACCAGTCAGTGGTGGCTCATCAGAAGAACCATAGATCTGTTTTATTACTGGGTTTACTGTACCAATAGCAACTGGATTAGAAAACCTGTAGTATTGTATATCATTCTCACCATTAAAAGACTGGGTATATTGTAGGAAATCAGTATCCATTAACATACGAGTAGACTGACCAGCGATAACACCTGAAGTTGAAAACTTAGTTCCTTTTGTATTAACGTCTGATGTTAGGGCTAGATCACGAGTAAAGGCAGATCCAGCAGCATCTACATCGAGTTGCCCCATCATATCCCTAGCCAATGTCTGAGGGTATGTAAAGGTAGATATTACATTACCAAGTTCTTTTTCAAATGCTTCTGAGTCACCTGTCTTAGCATAGTCAACAAGTGCTGAACCAACAGCTATATCAAAACTAAACTCTGGTATACCACCTAGTATCTCTAGTACTTCTTTTTTATTTAGTTCTGCTGGAAGTCCGTTTTCTTTACGCCAAGCGTAGTCACCTATGTACATGTGAAGAAGTGCAGGACCAAGGTACTGCTTCATGTCCTCAGTCATACCTTCAGAGTTTAGCATAGTGTTTCTTAAGGTAGCGTAGTCAGATTCACCTTGCCTTAATTCTGCTGCATGGTAACCACCAAAGATCATCATAGCACCAGTCATTTGTCTAGCATATCTTAAAGAAGCATCTTCTGTTTTAGAAACTATATTAGACTGTTGAAGTATTTCACCAACGATGGGTGTATACTCAGCTACCATTTGTAAATGATTACCTACATACCTTGGGAAGGGAACACCTAAACCCTCTGATATCATAAAAGGGTATCTTCTATTTAAGTCTACTAATCCTTTTGTTGCTTTACCTAACGCAGAGTCATCATCTCTAAATGTTCTCTGCATAGTAAATCTATTAGCGTCTTCTATAGATTGCTCAAGGTTTATTCCTGGTGGAAGATCATCTAAACTTTTATTAGCCTTTAACCATTCAGATAAACCTACATTATACTTCTCTCTGAATTGTCTATCAAGAGATCCGTAGAACATACCTTCTTTAAGAACACTGTCTGTTGCTGTGTTGAAGGTATTAACAAAGCGACCTGCTTTAGCCATAATACTTTGACCTTCAAGGCCAACATCAACACGCATCGAGTCGTTAAACAAACGCTTGTACTGCTCACCACCCTCTTCAAAAAGTATTTCTCTTATTACTGAGGCTTCTGCTTTATTAAAACTGTATCCTCTGAGGATAGATGTCATATTAGGTAGGAAGTCTCTTATAACTTGAGTATCACCTTTTACAATACCCTTATATAAAGCTCTGTTCGTTTGATCTACAATGTCTGTAGCTATGAGTATACCTGAGTTACGAAGGTTTCTCATAGTTGTTACAGGCTGAGATGTCATAAAAGATATACGCATAGCGTCTAGGTCTTGAAGAAAGTTCCTAGCTTTATTTGTAAGTGTAGGATCTGATCCTCTTCGTATAGCTTCCTTACCCATCATTACCATCTCATCAGATGACATAGAGGAAGCTCCCTTTTCAAAGAGAGTATCAAGACCTGATAAGTTAGCACCTCTCTTTACAGCACTAGCAAAGCCAAGAGTTTGACCAGCCCGGGAAACTTCTGATAAGTATATCAAAGAGAACTCATCCCTCGATAGTCCATACTTAGATCTAACTTCATTCAATACGTCAAAGACTTCACCAGTATCATCATCCCTTATAGCGTCTGCAATACCTTGGGTGATACGCTCATTGTCTTTTATATCTAACCTGTCTGATTTCATCAGGTCTATACTAGCTGCTGCAACTCTTCGCATTGTATCTGAAGACAGACCAGACTCAAAGATAACATCTGCGCTAGGATCTGACATAGCATTTAGAAGAGCTTTGCCTTTTGCTACTCTCTCAGGATCTAGCCTACCTTTTAATTTAGCTCCTTTAACTCCTGCTCTAGCTGATAAAACTTCTTCTAAGTCTGACACTCTAG